TATAGTTCCATCGTTGATATTGATAAGCTGCTGAAAAGATATATTGCCGTTTTTAACGCTTTCAATGTAAAACGTCCCCTCATCAGCCCGATACCAGCTACTAAAGTTAGCCCCCGTCATACTCGCAGCATCAGCAGCCCTAGTGACTTGTGACGCGACTGTGGGAATGTAGGAGGTTGGGAATGCGCCGGCTTCTAGTTGTGCGCCCCAGATGAAGATACCGGAGTAGCCGTCGCCTGTTAAAACAATGCGCTGCTGAACCCCGCCAGTTGTTGATGCGGTTGCTGCTGCCGTAAGCACACATCGATACCAGCCATTGCCAACAGCAGTCATAGAGACAATAGGGGTTCCGCTTACAACGCTTGCTGTGCCTGTTGATAAATCATAATTGCCAGCTTGATTTGACCCAAAAATTCCGCTCTCACCTAATAGCCTAAAAGATGTTAATTCGCCTGCTTTGACATATACAGAATAAGTGTATGTAACTCCAGATGTTGATGCAATTGCCTGTGCAACATAAGTTCCCGTAACACCATTTGCAGGAATTTGTTTATCGCCAGTCAACGTACCGTCCGGCGCAACGATTGTGTTGGCTGTGATGCTTGAGTTGCTTTTCACCCAATCCGCATTATCAAACTGCTCAGAGTACGTAACCAGATTCGTCCTCTGCTCCTCCACCAGCAGCCCCAGGCTCTCACCCGTAGTCGGGTTGTGATCGAACCTTGCGACACCGGACGCGGCTGTTAGCAGGACAGGGACATAGTTCGTGATCGCTTGCGTGGTCGTGGGCGTGTAGGCCGTGACGGCGGAGCGTTGCTCTAGTTGCGCGCCCCAAAGCTCTAATGTTGTCGCGTTGGTTGCATCGGTAGAGGCATCTGCATTTGCCAATCGAATAAAAGCAGTTGACCCGCCAACGCTAGAAGTAACAGAACAACGATACCATCCGTTTCCGACGGATTGAATAGCCGCAGTTGTTGTTCCTTGTACTGTTCCAACTACACCATTGGTTAAATCAAACCATACTGCGTTTGTACCACCAACAGAAAAGAGTCGAACCCAGCTACAAGTCCCAGCTTTGGCAAAAACAGAAAATGTATGAGGTATTGCCCCCGTAGTAATTGATTGCGAACAGCCAGAGGCTCCTGTTGCAGTGGCCGTAAATACGTCTGCTGTAGTGGTTCCGTCAGGCGCTGTCGTAGTATTGGCAGATACCGTAGCTGCTGTTTTGTTCCAGCTACCATTATCAAACTCCTGACTCCGCAGCAGCAAATTCTCCTCAGCCTTAGCCACCGTCTTGCCATCGTAGTAAACGGCAGACGCTGCACGGGTGAAGGTAATGCGCGGGTCAAGCGCTTTTACGTTAGCAAAATCCAAGTTTAAGCTAGGACGTATTGCCGGAAAATTGTTTTGAATACTCATATCTCTATTCCTATGCTAACGTCAACGTTGTTGAGCGAACCGTACCATCAGAACCCTTTACCTTAACAACAAGCGAAGTATCAGATGTTAGCTGAAACACCATATCGCCAATGCCATTAGGGTCAACAGATGCAGGAGGCGTAATAACTAATGACTCTGCGTTCATGTAAGCTAATTCGCCCAAGTATTGGTTTAGCGGAATCTCGTTAGGTGCTGTACCAATATCTGTTTGCACTACCGCAGCAACACTACCCTCTTGTAGAGTAGTCGCATTAATAGTGCCACCAGTAATAGTAGGATCAGTTCCAAAAACCAGCGAGCCGGTTCCTGTTTCATCAGTAACAGCAGTGCGCAGTTGAGCAGACGTAGCAACGAGAGTATTACTTGTTAAGTTTATCGTCTTATTAGTAAGCGTAGCAGTAGTGCTAGCCTCTAATTTAGCTGTGTTTAAGTTGACAAAGTTGGCATCGACTTCATTGTGAGTTAATGGCGTTCCTTTGGCAGCACGCGTGATAATCGTTGCCATCGTCTACTCGCTTATGAAAGGGTTACAGACAGATTGCCAGCATTGATTTTGAAAACATCGCCACTTTCAATCAGCTTTGAGGAATCTAATGGCGTATGGTACAGCAGGTTTCCACCACTAAGAGCATCAAGAATGCCAATCCAACCAACAGTGCCCCAAGTGCCAGTAGCTTCGTCAAACTCAACTGCGGCACTATTAACAGATGCACCATTGCTAGGAGCACCAAAAGTAACGGCTTTGCGAGTATAAGAACCTCCAGATACTTCTGTGCCTGTGTTTGCATCAGTCGGGTCAGTTGTGTACAAGCCAACGTAAACAGTCGTAGGTGCAGTGTAAGCAGTTGCACGAAGTGTTACATTGATTAATGCGTTTTCCAAATAGTTCGACATTTCAGCCATGATTATTACCTCACGTTATAAGACATTGACATTGGCTGTCCACTATATTCACTACCCTGATCGGCATTAGAAATAGAAGTAACAGCGCGTTCGTATAGTGCAGCCCAAACTTGCAAGCGTGCATCGTTCATTAAATACGGTTCAGCCTCACCTAGTGCCCCATATAACAACGCATCGGAAGCATTAGCCAGAAAAACATTACTAGGATTAGTATTGCTTAAAATTGGAGGCTTTGCGTAATACAGCATTTGCAAGACATAATTGCTGTCGGGTATTGGTGCAAACTGCATTTCGTCTGCAAGCACCGTATAAGTATTAGGCACACCTGACTCTGTGGCTTTATATTGACTATAAAAGCTATTAGGCGCTTTGTATGACAATGTGCGAGTAGGATTAGCGTCAATATGTATATCGCGCATTTCCAAGAAGTCAGAGGGAATACCTATCGTAGATTGTCCACCAATAGTATCAGCTTGTGCTACTGCTAACATTTGACGAATACGCAACTCCCTTTGCAGCCTGATTTCCGCTAATCTAATAAAGTCAGGGATGATTGACGTTAGATCACTTCGTGCTAGATAGCTGGCTATCGTAGTCTTCAAATCACTGTAGCTGTCAGCAAAAGCCATGTTATTCCTCTAATTGCTGGAAGTCGTCCCAGCTATATTCATACGTGCCAATGTGTTTAATGTGCATTGACAACTCATGGTCAACCCACGTATCAAAGCCATTATCCCCCGCTTTGACGCAAAAGTGTACGTCTTCCCCGACTACACCTGTTGGCCCCCAGCCTGCATCAAACCACGGCTGCTGAACCTTTTCAAATACTTCCTTGCGAATCATTACAGCACCGAATCCGACTGCTGTAACTTTATCCATTCCTTGCTTGCCGCGCGAATCAACATTAGACCAGTGATGCCTGATACCCTTCTCGTCCTCACTCTTTACCAGCAGCTTGGCAGTAGGCATGCATGGCTTGCGACGAGTAACAGCATTAACTCCCACAATGCCAACTTCACGGCTCAACATAATGTCGATAATGTCATGAGGGAACCGCATATCGCTATCAATAAACAATACCGCGTCGCAACCTTCACTTAATGCTACTTGTACGAGCTTCTCACGTTGATCGAATATCAGAGTTCCTGGCATTGTATAAAGGTTTAATCCACCTTTACCGTCTTTACACCGGACTGACGCATCGTGTGCAGCCATCCTTGCAAAGTCAAATGCGAACCCAGTATGAACCTCATCACGACACGGAATACATACACCGACTCTCATACTTTACCCCTATAGATTTTTAAGGCTGCTTGATCCGGATGATTCAACCATCTTTTGAATGCTGGCTCGTCCACGATAGCAAACCCACGCATGATTCCCATCTCATTTAGCTTATCTATTGCCGTAAACGGTATAGAGCCAATCAAATGCAAATCCTCTGTTGCGCTAGTTCTTGCCTTATCTACCTCTTGAAGTACCTTATTCCTTTCGAGAATATTTGAGATATCTTGGTTAGTCTCGATGATAATGCCGCCATCACCGTCCGAATGTACTATTTGATTTCTGAAGTTTGTCATTAGTCTTTATAAAAAACCCCCAACCGAAGTCAGGGGTTAGTTTATTACAGTGCGAAGTTCAAGTCAGCCACGATACCGTGAGCAGCTTCGTTCTTCACTTCCAGAGTTACCTCAGCCAAAATCTGAGTGCGCTCAGAATCACCAATCTTTGCCAACTCATTAGTCATGAATGGGCGCAGGAATGCCATTGCAGCATACTCAGGATCAAGGATCAGCATGTCACGATCACGCATGAAACGGTTCGGGACAATCGACAGTTGACCGAAGTCAGATTGATAAATGTCAGCAGCACCGATGATTACACCAGCCTCAGGCTTAGTGATCTGGTAACGATTAACTGCGATACCAGCAAAAGTCGAAACTTTCTGCTTACCAGCCGAGCCAACAAACACCGCTTTAGGCATGCCGCCTTGATCAAAGATCGAAGCGATAACAGTCTTGAGCAGTGCTTCAGTAGCTGCACGCTGAGTACCATCGGTACGAGTAGAAGTACCAGATACCAATGGAGCAACGCCGCCAACACCTTGTGACGAGTTGGTCTTAATCCACGACAGCAGCGAACCCATTGTACGGGCAACCACAGACGTACCAGCAGACTTACCTTGATTAGCAGTGATGATGGTTTCCAGATCACGCTTCAGCTCTTGCGAAGCCTTAGACAGTTGATAAGCCTTTTCAGACTTACGACCAGCCTTGTTAACGCTATCCAGAGTGCCGGAGACTTGCACAGTCTTTTGCACGATCTGAGTGTAGTTACCTACGCGAGTCGTTGGAGCAAGAGTTGCCGACGTTGCATCAGCGCCCTCAACAGCAGCGTTAGCAGTAGTAGCAGCAGCCAGCGAGTCAGTCTGCCACTCATGATAAACAGCGGTAGCTTTGGTTTTGCCAATGGACGAGAAAATTGGAGTCTCGGTTGGCGAGATGTTGTAGATGATGTCGGACAAGTCTTCACGTTGACCAACAGCAGTGAAAGTTTGATAAGTTGCCATGATTTAATTCCTATAAAAAGCGTTCAAAAGCGGCTGCGGCATCTGCAACCCGACCGGATTGTTTAGCCCTAGCCTTCAGTTTTTTCAGTTCCTCGCTATTACTATCGCGCGGCATTGTCACACCTGACTTCATTGTTTTAGG